AGGTATATCCTCTGAACCGCTACGTAGTGGAGAGGGATGGCAACGGTCAAGTGATTGAAATAGTCACTAAAGAACGAATTGCAAAACAATTAATTGAGAATCAGTTACCCAAAGAAGTGCTAGAGAATGCACCTACAGGTGATGAAAACTCATACGATGATGACGTTGATGTTTACACTCACATCAAACGTGATAACAATAGATTTGTGTGGCATCAAGAGGTGCATGACACAGTATTGAAAGACTCAAAGGGTAAGTCTCCAGTGGATATCAATCCCTGGATTGCATTGAGATTCAATACAGTCGATGGTGAAGGATACGGTAGAGGCAGAGTTGGCCAGTTCATTGGTGATCTGAAGTCCCTGGAAGGACTCTCTCAGGCACTGGTAGAAGGCTCAGCAGCAGCTGCAAAAGTTGTATTTACTGTGTCACCATCGAGTACAACTAAACCATCCACACTGGCTCAAGCAGGTAACGGTGCAATCATTCAGGGTAGACCTGATGACATTGGTGTTGTTCAAGTAGGTAAGACCGCTGACTTTAGAACTGCATATGAGATGGCAGGGACACTTGAACGTAGGTTGAGTGAAGCATTCCTTGTCTTAAACATTAGACAGTCGGAGCGCACAACTGCGGAAGAGGTCAGAATGACCCAATTTGAACTGGAATCTCAACTCGGGGGATTATTCAGCCTTCTAACTGTTGACTTCCTAGTACCGTATCTGAATAGAAAACTTGCTGAAGCTCAAAGGAAGGGTGAAATTCCAAAGATTCCAAAGGGTATTGTTAAACCAACAATTGTTGCAGGTATCAATGCACTGGGACGTGGTCAGGATAGAGAAAGTCTCGGACAGTTCTTAACAATCCTTGCTCAAACATTGGGTCCAGAAGCTATCAACACCTTCATCAATACTGATGAAGTAATCAAACGTCTTGCAGCAGCTCAAGGTATTGATGTACTGAATCTTGTACGTTCGATGGAAGAAGTACAGCAAGAAGCTGCAGCTGCACAGCAACAACAGATGGCAATGCAGCAACAGCAAATGAATATTGATGCGATGAAGACACCTGTTATGGATCCATCAAAGAATGGTGAGGTAGCAATGATGGAACAACAAGCACAACAACCACCTATTCAATAACAATATATGGCAGAAGTAATGTCAATGATCTCTGATGAAAATCAGGGTGAACTTAATGCAGACGAACAAGAATCTCTAGCTATTGGCGAAGAGATGCAGGAAGCGCAAGACAAAAGACTTGCGGGTAAATACAAAAATGCAGAAGAACTAGAAGCTGCATACATTGAACTGCAGAAGAAGCTAGGCAGTCAAGATAGAGAACCAGTTACTGAAGAACAAGAACCAACGGAAGAGGAAGAGGTAGAAGAAAGTCCTCCAGACTCTTCATTATTTGATCGCCTCTGGGAAGAATCCAGTGGTGAATTCTCTGAAGAAACTCTGAAGGAACTCTCTTCTTCCAAGCCAGAAGATCTTGCAAAGATGTATCTGGATTACCGTAGTAAGAACACAAAAAGTATTACGGAAGATACCGCCAAAGAGTTGATGAACTCTGTTGGTGGTCAACAGACCTACACCGAAATGCTGAAGTGGGCAGGGCAAACAATGACAGAATCAGAGATTGCTATGTATGACTCTGTAATGGAGTCAGGCGATCCGAATGCTGTGTTCTTTGCAATGCAAGCATTGTCATACAAGTACAACGATACTGTAGGTGTAGATGGAAAACTGCTGCAGGGTAAAGCTGCAGGAGAAACAACAAAAGGATTCAAGAGTCAGGCAGAAGTGGTAGCAGCAATGCAAGACCCACGCTATGACCGTGACCCTGCTTATCGCCAAGAGGTGATGGCAAAGCTTGAAAATTCAAACGTCAATTTCTAAACAAACAACCTTAAATTTATAATGAAAAAATTTATCGCAATTCTCTCAGCCACCGCTCTGGGAGCACCCGCCATTGCTGGTCCTTATGTGAACGTCGAAGCCAACTCTGGCTGGTCTGGTACTGACTACGGCGGTACTGTGATTGACAACCACGTAGGGTATGAAGGTGATAACTGGTATATCCAAGGTGGTCCTTCTATT